AGGTCAGCCCAGCGGCGACGGCGGTCCCGACTAGCAGGGCTAGCCAGCGCCAGGGCCCCTTCTTCGGCAGCTCTGGTAGCCCCGATGCCGACTCGCGGTCGGGGATGCTGTCCTGATGCACGTGGACATGCACGCTCGGCACGTCGTGGCGCGCGGTGCTCTCCTCGTCGTCGGGCTCGTACTGGGGCAGCCTGCGAGCATCGGCCCGTGCCAGGTCCTGGTACGCCCGCGCGTTTTCCTCAGCCCGTTCGAGCGGGTCGATGGGGATTCGTTTCGAGGGCCGCAATCCGCTCTTCATGGTTTCCTTGTCCGGATTCTAGCACTCGGATTCGCCCCTCGCTCTCTGCTTGCCGCCGCTCGTGCCGATTCGCGCGCGCTACGACTTCGCCGATTTGCTCCCCGAGCTGCGTCTGGCCTTCGAGAATTTGCACCAGTGTCACGGCGATTTTCTCGCTGACCTCGCGGTTCTGCTTGAGCTCGGTAATCACGTCGAGCAGGGTTGCCGCGGCGAGTTCGTCCTTTGTGCCTCTGCCCTTCATGGCCCGGCCTCGCTGCCCGCGTCAGGTGCATCGAGCGATTCGAGCAGCTGCTGCCGCGCGTCGCAATACGCATTGACCTTCGCCACCGCGGCGGTCACGGCTTTCTTCTCCGCGGCCACATCAGCCGGTGTGCAACCGAGCACCACACCAAGCCCGCACAGGCCCAGAACAAGCGCCGCACGGGTCACTTCGCCCCCGGGTCGACGGGGCGCTGGTTCACGCTGAACCGCTGCGAGGTATATGCTGCGAACCGCGCGAATCGCTCTGCCCACACCGGGGGTAGAGGCAAATGGGAAATCGCGAAGCTGAGCGTGCCGATTGCCGCGAGCACGTCGGCGAAGGCCTGGTATCCGGTTTTTACTTGGTCGATGGTGAGCATGTGAATTTTCCTAATGGTCACGGTATCGTGATGACGTACTGAGAATTTCCGTTCGAATTTTCGTGCGTTCCGTCGGTGCAGTACAGGTTCGCGGTCACACCATCGGCTTTCCAGAACCCAGAGTCGCGTGACGATTCGACAAAGTCGGCCAACTCGATCCCCCCGGTGAACCCGCCAGCATTGGAGCGGACAAGATTGTTCCAGGCGACGCGACTGGATTCTCCAGCGTGCACCGTCTGACCGGGTACAGTGGCCCAATTGTCACTGCTCGATGTGACAGGCGGGAGAGTACAGACATAGAACGGCTTACCCGGAAACAGCGCCCTGATACTTTGCACGGTCGCCTGAAAGGCGGAGGCGGTAGCGCTTGATACAATCACCATGTCGTTAATGCCGTACTCACATATGACCGCCGAGCAATACTGAGCGAACGGCACACGCTTTCCGTGACTAGCGAGAAAACTTGCTCCCAAATCCCCATTTACACCCATATTTATGTATGCGTAACTCGCGCCTAGCGACTTCAGGACCTCGCCACGATCGTAGTCTGTGTTGGACTTGTCCTGGCCACCTGCGTTTCTGCTATCGCCGATCACAAGCAGTCTACGCTTACTCGTCATGCCTATGATTGCGGCCGGAAAGAACGACCCGTTCGCGGCGCCAAACCCGTCGGTGATGGTTCCGCCCATCGTCTTGTCGGTGGTGTTGATCTGGATCGCGTCCAAGACTGGCGATGCCGTTGCGTCCAGCATGTTTCCGTACGGGGTACCATTCGTGCTCTGCTTGTAACGCCTCGTCCAAAACTGGGCACCGTTCGGAATTGTCACGAGACAGGCGTCGCTTACGATGTCAGCGCCGGACGCTATAGTGCCAGTGGCAGAACCGGAATATGTAATTTGAGTAAAAACTCCGGCTGGATATTCGATCGATGCGGTAATGGTGATAACACCAGGCCCGTCGGTTTCTACTCCTCCGCTAAGGTACCAGTTCGAGTCGATGACCTGCAGCGAAGAGATGTTATCGCGAGCGATATGCGCAGTGCGAATCATGTAGCTATTCGTCGTGGTCCCAACGATCGCCGAATTCACGGCGCATCGAGTAGCAATCTGGCCAATGCGCGGCGTATTGGCGTTTATGTACCTGAGTAGCCCGGTGTCCGATGGTGACGCCGGGAACCCGTTGTCTGAAAGCGTGCTCCTAAAAAGGTCCTTTAGGATACGGTGTTGCACTGGAGGGAGAGCTCCAGAAGCTGAGGAGTCAGTTACAAGGCGACTGAAAAACTCCGTCACGTTCGCGAGCGTTGGAGTAGCCGGGTTCGCCCCACTGTCAGAAAGTAGCGAGCGAAAGGCGAAGTTCAGTGCATTTAATTCCGCATCTGAAATCGTCGCCGCATTGGTCGACTCGATACTCATCTGAGCGATGAAAGAAAGCAGAGTGCTTTCTCGCGTGACCGGATTGGGGCGATACGTGTTTCCGGAAAGCATGGCGCACAGGCCCCTTTTCCACACGGCGTACTGCCCGTCCGTCATCGTCATATCACCACTCCGCCCCAGTAAGAGTTCGCTCTCGCGTCAGCGACCGAGAAAGATTGCGCCGGCATGTATCCCAGCGCGTAGACCTCAATTTTCGAAAAAACCAGCGGCGTCGCGTTGAACCGGTCACAGGCGATGCCGCGACCAGTGCCGAGCCCGGTAGTCCCGATGGTCCCGCTGACTAGGGCATTGTTACCCACTTTTATCTCTGAGTTCGTCGTGTTGAACTTGGCGTGCACGCGCCCAACCGAGCCAATAGCCAGGGCTCCGCCGAGCAAGTCGACCGCATTGTTTAGCGTCAAGTTAGAAGAGCTGGGAGCCTGATATAAAATCTGCTGGCTTAGCCCAGTTCCAGAGCACACGAGTCTCGTATTTGCACTGAATGCAACTTGCTTGACCACGAGCCACATCTGCATTCCCGCCACTGAGTTCAGCGATGAGCCGTAAAAGTCATTTACACCATCGAACAGCAGTGCGACGTGTCCGTTTGCGCCAGCCGTAATGATCGGCTGTGCGGTGACATCTGACTGTGAGTACGGTAACGAATTTCCAGACTGATCGCTGTTGCTTGCTGCGGTAGCCTTCCATGTGTCGTTTGCCACGCTCGCGGCTACTGATGCGGCGAGTGTTAGATTGGTGCCTGCGCCAGTCAGCGCGGTTGGGGTAGCGGTGAGCGCGACTCCAGTCATGGCCGGCGTGACCCCGGTCCCATCGTAATAGATTGAGAATGTGGCGCCCGATCCGACGGTTGCTGTGTTTTCTGCTTTTACTAGCACTGGCACAGGGGGGTTCGGTGATGTGCCACCAATGGTCATTGCTGTTACGCTCGTATTCCCAGCGGTAGGAAGGGGGGTAGACCCGTATGAAAGCCCTCGATCGGCCTGCATGAACTGGTAAGGCGACGCGAATAGCGCGGAAAAAATGCCATCGAATGGCGGTCCGCTGCTCGCGGTAGAGGCGAACACCCGGCGGTTCACATGACCAATCCGCCGCATCATGGCGCCCCGAAGACACCTGCGTCCTGATTCCCGGTCAACGAAGACCGGTACATGCGCAGATACCCAGTCGCTGCTCCAGTGGCCCCCTTGTAATGCAGGATATTGTAGTTCACGAGCGTCGCGATACCCGTCGCGCGCTCGTTCCCGCTGACTGGCCGAACGGGAAGCTGTTGCCCATCGGCGATCGGGAAGCAAACCGTCGCTCCATTGCCCGTTGCCGATTCGTCGATGGTCCCCGCGAGCGTCCCAAAGGCAACGTAGCACTTGCCGCCATCCGCCTGCAGCGTCAGGTAGTGCCCGTTGCCGAGATTGCCGAAAAGCGCAGTGAGGTCCTGAGTCTGCGTCGCCGGGCCATAAATCAGCACCGCGATGCACTTCATGGCCGTACTGTTTTTCAGCGGCGGAGTGACGTTGTTGGCCTCGGTCGTGATCTGCGACTCAGTCATTTTTAGCCTCTTCCTTGCGCGATTCGTTCGGTGAATGTCGGCTTGCTCGTGCTGAGCTCGAGCGGGCCATTGTGCTGTGGCTTCTTCTGCGATTCGGCTTGGCCCATGGCGGTCATCCTCGACGAAAACCCCCGGTCGACGGAGGTCTGCAGCGTGCCGTTGAAACCTAGCAGGTAGTCGAGCTGAGTCAGCGTCGAGTCCGGAATGTTCGCGCGCTCGTCGTCATCAAGGTGCGAGTGCAGCGCGTCCATCAGTCCAGCCTGCGCCGCCTGTTGCAGCCCTGGATACTGCTTCCACGCATACTGAGCTTTATCGTAATCGATTGTACCCGAATGAAAGTCGCTGAATACCGACATGGGCTTCACGGTGGCTTCCCACATCGCATTCGCCTTGCGCAGGTCGTCGCTCGAGAGCGTCTCGTAGGCTTTACCGCGAACGTTCGCCGTGGGCTTCGGCATGTCCTGGAGCAGGCGCGCCATTCGTTCCTGGGCGTCGCTCCCGATCGCGACCTGAACCGACGGCGGCACGTTCGGTAGGCCCTTCAGGCTCGCGGCGATTGATTCCGGGTCAGGCGACGCGACGTTCTGCGATAGCGTCTGCATGCGCTCGGAGTACAGCGACTGGAGCTCGCCGTTGCTCTTCGGTAGCGAGGGGATAGGAGTGCGGTAGCCGCCACCTGTGTAGCGCTCCTCCCTTTTGCCAAGGACCGGGAGCAGGCGCTCCATTTGCGGGCGCATGGTGTTCAGCACGGTGAGCTCCGGCGCGCCGCGTAGCCCTGTGGCGTCCGCTCCTGGCTTGCCAGTGAAGTAGTCAAGTACGCGCCCCGCCGGTCCGCCGTCGAGTGTGACCGCCTTCTCGGCCTTGTCGAACTTGTCCTCGATCGCTTTGAGCTGCTTGGCCACTTCGCGATCTGCGGCGCCGCCACCGAATTGCTTTTTGGCGTCGTGCGCATCGAGCACTGCAGTCGCGAGCAGTTTGAGCGCGCCGGGCAGGACGCCGGTCGAGTCGGCCTTGCTGAGCGCAGCGCGAAGCGCGGTCGGGTCGAGCAGCTGCTGATACCCGGGGTCTGGCGGCGACGTGAGCCTCGAGTAGAGTTCGCCTGCTTTGCCGAATGCAGGCGCGGAAAGCTGGCCGGCAATGGTGGTGACCTCGCGGGCGACGTAGTCCTTCGTGATTTGGTCGACGGCGCCATCCGATAGCCCGGAAAGCTGGCGAGCGAGCTCGTGGCCGGTCGTCATAGCGTCTGGCACATCAGACGACTGCAGACGCTGCAGCGCGGCGCGCGCGGCCATCCGAATCTGGTCGCCGGTCGGCGTCGGCGGCGCATTCCGGGCGATGTCGCGGGCGACCTGCTGGACCCCGCCGATCGCGAGCGGACCGTTTGCATCCCTCGTGAGCTTCTTCACGCGGTCGGGGTTCAGGTCGAAGTCCGGCGAAGGCTTGAGCGACGCGGCGTGCGCGGTGTCGTTCGCCAAGTCCTGACTGATCTGGTCGAGGATTGCCCCGCGGTGAAGCACCTTTTGCAGCGGGTTCGGGGCTTTCGAGGCCCAGTTTTTCGGGTCGAATGGGCCGGCTTTGCCCGCGATTTGCGCGGCGATTGTCTGCATGGCGGCTTGCTGCGCGAGTTGACGCTGCGTCGGGTTGTCGCCGGCCGCCTCGACGCTATCCGCAACGGAGCGGCGCGCGCGCTCGAGATGCGCGATCACCGTTTGCGCCTCGCGCCCGCCGGCCGCGTCGACCGAAACGAGCTGATGGTCCTGCAACGCGGACCGCGAACCGCCGCCGAAAAGACCGCCGACGAAGATCGGGGCGCCAGTCACAGCGGCGTCGTGCGCATTCACGCCGAGCCATTCGGACTCGGAGTCCATCGCGCCTTCCGAAAGCTTCTCGATCCCGCTTGCAATGCGCCCACCGACCGCGTCGCTCTGCGCGGCGAGCTTGTTCGAAAGAGCGGCTAGAAAAGCAGAGCCGTGCTCGCGGGCGAACTTGTGAATCGCGGAAGCTCCCATGCCCTTGAGCATCGACACGACGCCCATGCCGCCAGAGGCGATGTCCCCGGCCACCGCAGCTGTACCGGCCAATGTGTCGGTTAGCGACACTCCGCGATTGCCAAGCTGTCGCGAAACCGCTTTCTGAGCGATGTGGTCTGCCTGGATGAAGGACTGGTTCAGCCGACGGAGACTGCGGTACGCGCCGGCTTCCGCGGTGCCCATCTTCGGCACGGCATTGTCGACCGTCTGCTCGATCGCATCCTCGATGATTCTCTCAACCTTTTGCAGCTCTGCCTTCGCTTCTGGAACAGCCCCGATGACCTTCGTGTAGAGTTTTGCCTTAAGGTTTTCCTGTATCTTTCGCAGATCGTTCAGGCTGATATCCGTGCCGGCTGAGGTCTCCACGATCGATCGCTTCACGGCCGCGACCGGGGCAGGCGGGGGCAAATTCTGACGGATAGCTCGCCATTCCGGTGAGCCTACTTCTACCGAGTAGTTAAGATTCGGTGACTTGTCCGACAGAAGAAACCGCTTTCCAGCTTGGGTACTGGCGATGTCTTGAATCGAAGTCGGCGATGAAGTGCCCAGCCGCTCAGAGGATGAGAGAGACTCGAGAAACTCATCCCTTACCTTTTCGAACTCGCCCGGACGGAGAGGAAATCCCTTTTTCGCCCAGTAATAACGCCCGACATCTGTTGACCTCAGATCGACGCGCTTCACCCCGTTTGACTCGAGCGAATCGAGCATGTTCGAAAGGTGCTTCGAGCCGAGCCCTTCGCCCATTCGTCCAGCGTCGAAATCATGAATCTCCACAACCGGGCCGCTGCCAAAGTTCTTGACGCTCGCGTTGATGCGCGTCCCGTCCTTCAAATGGCTAGTCAGAATCTGACCGCTCGGCCCGATCGGCGAGTCGACCATCGGCTCAGCGAACTTCAAGTCTTCTGGCTTTATGCCGAATAGGCTGCCGATTTCATCAGTATCGACCTTGGAACCGGTCGATAGGTCCAGTGCAGCCGGGTTCTTCACTGTGCCACTGGTCAGCTTATTTCGAACGGTCTTGCTCTCGATCTCCTCGATGACCCTCTTGATGTCGTTCCCACGGCTCGCGAGAATCGGGCTCTTCTCGAGATCGTCGAGCGCTTCTTTGCGAATCTTCCCGATCAAATCGGGAACGCTCGGTCGTAGCCCCGGTGCGTTTGCGTCAACGTACTCGCTGACCGCTCTGCGCATGTCGCCAATCTTCTCGCCGAGCTCGACCTTCCCCTGCGCGATGCGCTCGGCGACCGTATCCTGACTGATGGTCCCGGCCTTGAGCAGGCTTTTCGGGAACACGCCTTCGCCGTCCTCAAGCACGTGATTCGCCACGTCATCGGCGAGACGCAACGCCTCCTCTTTCCCCCCTACTCCCCGCACCTCTGGACCCGTCAAACCGATAGCCTTCGCCGTCCGCTCCTTCGCGAAACCCTTGAGGTAGCTCGAGAAGGCTTCAGAGCGAAAGCCCTCGGCCGCGCCCTGCAAGCCGCCAGCCGTCGCCGCGCCCATCAGGCCGCCCATGATTGTGGAGCCGAGCACGTCGCGATACGGACGATTCTCCGCGTAGGCCGCCTGCGCGCCGGATGCCGACCCCTCGTAGCCACCGATCGCCGCTGCGTTGCCGACGCGAGACAGCGCCGATCCGCCCTGCGCGAGCGCGCCCTCGCCGGCCGCCGTACCGGCACCAGCGAGAGAGCCCACGCCGAGCCCCGCGGCAACCATGCCGGCCGTGTGCGAAACCGTCGAAAGCAGCGGCCATGCCTGCTGCTGCGCGGCGATGTCGTTCCGGGTGCGGTTGTACGCCGTCTCTGCAATCTCGCGGCTGTTCTGCGCTCCGAGCCCGACTGAGCCCTTCACCGCCTCGTAGCCCGAGCGATTGAACAGCGTAGCCATCGCCTCGCTGCCCTGCGCCGCCTCGCCGTAGTCGCGCCCAAAGTCGCGGAGCCCATCCCAGCCCGTGACGGTTCCGACGCCTTCCGCCGCCGCCCCAATGAGAGCCGCCGGCGCCATGACGAAATCGAGCGCCCCGCGCGCGGCTTGCGTACCGAGCGTCGCGAGCCGGCTATGCTCGGCCTCGAGTCGCGCCTGCTCCGCAGCAGCCTCCGCGTTGCGCGCGTCGATGCCGGAGACCGAGAACGGATCGCCGCCTGCCGCGGCCCCGGTAGCGAACGTTGCCGGCTGTGTCGCTGCGGCTTGTTCGCCAGCGACGCGCTGATACAGCCGCATGCCCGGCCCGGATGGGCTGAGCTTGCCAAGCTGCTCATCGAGCGCGGTCGGTCCGGCCATTACTTCGTTGCCGCCTTGATTGCGTTCGCGCGCTCACGAAGCATCGCGAGAGCTCGGGAGATTTCGCCAACCGTCGCGCCGGGGGCGAGCCCCTTGTTTGCCTCCGCGCTCTCCGGTCCGCTCAGTGCGCCCTGGCCGCCGAGTACGGAATTCAGCGAACGCACCTCAGAACGAGCCTCTTCGGTGTCCTGGATGAGCGCCGAGTCGTGCGGGGTCATTCCGCGTGCTGAGGTGCCCGCTCCGCCAAAAAAGTCCTTCGTCGAATTCCACGCGCGCGGCAGTGCACCGCGGTTCTCCGGGAGTGGTGCGACTTCGTCGGGCTTGTATTTGCTGAGACGATTGAGCGAGGTTTCCGCGGTTGCGATGGCGCCCTCGACGTTCTGCTGTCCCTGGCTCTTCTTGTCGCCAGACTTGCCGATTTCTCCAATCGTCTTGCCCGTCGTCGCAACATCGCCTTCGCGCTTGATGGTGCGATCGATTTCCTTGTCGGCCTCCTCTGGAGTCGCCGCGCGATACCCGCCGGCGCTCCCGGCGTGCGCGTACTGCACCTGACCGGCAACCGCCTTCGTCGCGGTGCCGAGCGACGCCTGGCGATACGCCTCGTCGGAGTCGTTCAGAGCGCTCAAAAGCTGGTTGTGGAGTGCGTCACGATTCACGTCGACCATCGAGCCCTTCGTGATCGCCGCCGATTGCGCAGTCTGCGCCGCGGCCCACCCAAGCTGGGCGGACCGAAGCGCCGCCTTCGCCTGGTCGAGACTCAGCCCCGAGCGCGTGAACTGGGAGAGTGCGTTCTGCGCCATCTCGCCCTTGATTTTGATCTCGCCCTCTTGCGCCGCGATGTCCTGGTCGACGAGGCGCGTCACCGCCTGGTAGCCAAGATTCGGTTGCCCGGGGTGTCCGCCCATCGCCATCAGCCCGCTGCCCGCCGCGCCGAGCCCAGCTGCAATAGCGCCGAGCACCGCACGACCCGTGCCGGCCGGCCCCGAGAACACGCGCCGCGGGTCGACCTTCGCGCTGCCGTATTCCTTCTGGAGCCGGTCCTTCGTCTCCAGATCCTTTTGGACCTGCGCAGTGATTTGCGCCGTCCGCGCCTGCTCCTCAGCCTGAATCTGCGCAGCCTGCGCCATTCGCTGATCGGCGAGCTGCTTCTCGCGCACTGCGTTTTCGGCTTCCGCGTCCGCCGTCTTGTCGATGAGCAGCCGCTTGTCGATAGCGAGGTCATGGCGGCGATCGAGGTACTCCTGGTCGGGCGTGAAACCGCCCGTGACGCTCTCCGAGCCGCTCGTCGCGATCATGTGCCCACTGCCAGCCTTCGCGGCGAGCTGCGCGTCGGTCACGCCCGGGGAGCCGGCAACAGGGACAGCGATGCGCCCGTCCGGCATCATGACGCGGCCCGTGTTGATGCCCGTGGCCGGGTCGATGATGGGCTGCGGACCGTTGTGGTGAACCGGTGCGGCGGCGGGTGCGGGCCCGGCGCCCTCTGGCGGTCGAGCGATGCTAGCGGGAACCGTGTTCGCTGGCTGATCGGGCAGCGGGATCGGCGCCACCGGCGGACTCGGCGCGGCTGGCGGGGCAGCTGGAGCTGCCTGAGTGGCATCCGTAGCGCTTGGCAAGGGCACACCGCCTCGGCCCACGAAATGCCCCTGTGGTGTCGTGAAGAACTTGCCAATTCCGCTGAGCGTATTGCGAAACGAGTCAGCGTCAGCCGCCGCGCCGGAACCGATCCTGGAATTGTCCGCGACCGGCTGTGGCGCCATTGGCGCGCTCGCGTCCAGCCGAGCCTTCAGGTTCTCCGCGGGCGGACCCGTGAGCAGCATGTCGGGCCCGTTCGCCTGCTTGAACATGTACGAGCCGGGCTGACCGGTCGGCGTGTACCCGAGCACATTTCCGTACGCCATCTAGCCCGCCTTCTTTTTCAAAGCTTCGACTTCGGCCTTGAGCTGGTTGAACTCGAGCCGGTGACTGTGGAGCGCCGCGTGCTCGGCCAGCGCGAGCCGACCCGTGTTGACCGCGAGGGTCCCGTCCGGAGCTCGCTCGACGGTCGACGCGCCAGCGGGAGTCTTCAGCAGGTCCTGCGCCATCGGCCCGAACTTCTGCCCCTGCCCGTGGCGAGCTGGATCCTTGTAGAAGTACGAATACCCCGGCGCCTCGTCGACCATGTCGAGTGCGTCAGACCGGTGCACACCGCTCTTTTCGTCCTCGTCGCTCGTGTAGTGCGCCACCTGCTCGTACGGGATCGGTTCGTCGTCTTGGTCTGCCGCCGCCTGATTCAGCATCGCCATTGTCGGCGCAGACGAAGAGGCTGGATAGGCAATGCGTCCGCCGGCCGAGTCTTGGATTGCTGCCTGCTGGTTCAGCTGAGAAAGCGTTGGCGCTGGAGCGTAGGTCGCTGGCGAGTAGCTGATTTTTCCGTAGTAGGCGTCCTGGTCTGCGGCGGCTTGGTTCAGCATCTCGGGCGTAGGCCCGTCGCCGGAAGCAGCCGCCTTGAGCGCGCGGTTCTCCTTGGCCAGTGCGCGAATCGCAGTCTTGCTGTGCTCGTCCGACGTGACCATGCCCGGCTGCATTTGCCCCCAGGCCTGCATCGGCTGCATACCGTAAGCAGGAGCCTGCTGCGGGTGCCCCATTGCCGAAAACTCGTCGAGCGTGCCGGTTCCGCCGCCCGCGCCGAACCCCTTCAGGCTTTGCGACGCGCTGCCAAGCATGCTTTGAATCGCTGCGCCCTTCGCTTGTGCCTTCAGGTCGGCATCGGCGCCCGCTCTCATCTCGGATTTTGCCGCTGCGTCGCGCCCAGCGCTGAATGCATTCGAAGCGCCGGCCTGCGTTGAACCGGTTGGGTTCACCTGGCCGTACGCGCCCATTCCGCCCGGTGCGCCGGCGTCAAGCGGTGCCGCGTCGGCTTTGGTGTGGATGTCGCTCGACAGGAGCCCGCCCGCGAGCTTCCCCAGTGCCGATCCGGCGATGCCGCCGATTGCCGTACCCGCACCAGGGGCGATCACAGTACCGATTGCGCCGCCCGCGAGCGCGCCGCCCGCTTGAAGCGCGGGGCCGACCAATGATGGCGCCTTCGGGGCTTGCGGCGGCGGGGCACTGCTTGCGACCGGTGTTGGTTGCTGCGGCTGTTGCGGTTGGCCGGGTCCAGCGTCGAGTGGCTTGATTCCGGTTTTCGCCGTGGCATCGGAGGCGGCAGCGAGCCCAACTCCGCCGATCGCCGCCGCCGTGCTTGCCGCGGTTCCCCATCCCGAGTTGACCGCCGCCTGATTGCTCAGCGCAACGCCCGCGTCGATGCCCCGGTTCTGCAGTAGTCCCTGCTCGCGGTTCAGGTCCGCCTGCTGCTGCGCCGACATGTTAATACCGGCCATCTGCTCGCCCTGCGCGTACGCGCCCGTGGCTGCCTGGCTGCCCTGCATGCCAAGGGTTTGCCCAGCCTGAGTGATTCCCGCTCCCGACGTGAGCCCGGTTACGCCCAGCTGCCCGCCGCTGGTGAGGCCGGACAACCCGAGCTGCCCGGCGGCATTGTAGGCCTGTAGCCCCTGCCCCATGAGCGCCTGCTGCGCAGCATCGTTTTGCGCGATCGTTTGCTGCTGCAGCTGCGCCTGCGAAAGACCCTGCTGCTGCATGGCGCCGCCGACGTTGGTGCTGATGCCCGCCGCGTTGGCGAGATTCGATGCGTGCTGCGCGTTCCAGGCCTGCTGCTCCTGCGCCGAAAGCTGCGCGCTCGTGTTGGCCGCCTGCTGCCCCGCTGCCGCGTTTTGCCCGACGGCCTGTGTCAGCGCCGACGCCGACCCGCCGAAGCCGCGCCCGGACCGCGCAAGCGCCAGATTCGATGCCTGCGCCTGGTTCAGTCCGGACTGCAGCTGAGCCTGCGCCTGCGAAGGCCCCTGCTGCATGTTCGCCAGCTGGCTCGCGTCGTTCTTCGCGACCTGGTAAACGGAGTTGGCTCCCTGGTAGTCCGCGGTAGGACCGGCGCGATTCTGCATCGCGCTCCCTTGGCCGAATGCGGTCTGCGCCATTCCGCCGAGCGTGCTACCGACCTGCTGCCCGTACCCGCTGATCTGCTGCCCAGCCTGCTGAGCGTAGCCGCCGATCTGCTGGCCCATCTGGGCGCCTGTGTTGATGGCGTTACCGGCCTGCTTGTACAGGTCGTCCTGGGCCGCCTTTGCATTCGCCCGCTCCGCCGCAGCAGAATTTACTGCGTAGTTCGGGTCGCGCCCATACATGAAGTCGCGAGGGTCCGTCTCCTTCGACCAGTTCGCGAGGTCGGTCCCGCCAACATTCGCGTCGCCGCCAAACGTGGACCCGGCGAATACGTCGGATCCCGCAGTGGACCCATCTGCATTGGTTGGCGTCGCGCCCGGCGTGGCTGGCACGGGCGCCGCATTGGTACCGCCGCCCTGGCCGTCGTCGAACCAGGTGCCGTCGTCGTTCATCTGTCGCGTCATCAGTTTTTCTCCGCATCAGAAAGCAGCCGAATGCCCGCGGTCGGCTCGACTTCGAGCGTGCACGAAATGAACTTGAAGCCCCCAGCTGTCCCCGCGGCGGGTGGAACGCCGAAAATCGAGACCTGAACCGCCGAGCAAGCCCGGCTATCTCCGATCACGTACATCCGGTACGAAACGCTGCCCGATGTGGTAATCGTCCAGCCGCATGACTGTTGGGTATTCGCGTCGGTTTGAACGAGGATTTGCAGGTCCTGAGAACTGTCGGTTGCCTCGACGGCAAACAAGATGCAATTGACCTTCCCGAATCCGCCGAGCCCGAACGGGTGAATCCACGCCGTGCGTGCCTCTTGCGTTATGGCGAGCGTTCCGCTGGCGTCGTTGATAGCCGCGGTCGACTCGACAAACACTCCATCGATACTATTCGTCAGTTCACCCCTGATAAGAACGGCGCCCTTGATGCCAGTGTTCGGGTCCTGCGAATCGTACGCCCCGATCTCGCGGATCGTGACCCCACCAAAGGTGTCCTTGAACCACTGGCTAGAGTCCAGATCATAGGTCAGGACGAACGGCGGCCCGCTGTCCTTTGTGACCAGGAATCGCGCCAGATGATTGCCGCGCGTGACGTGCGAGATCGCCCCGTACACGGTCGCGTTCGTGTCCGCAGTGGTCGGCGTCATTTCGTCCTGGACACCGACCCCAACGTACTGCGCCGGTCCGAACCCACGAGGCAGCAAATAAAGGCCGATATTCGCCTGGAACATGACGCCTAGATTCGTTTCGACGACCGACCGGTAGTCGACGCAGGAAACCGAGCGGGTGAGGCAGCGCGGAGGCGGGAAGGAGCCTGCGCCCTGGTCATTCGGGCCGTCACCGCCGACCAGGTAGATGCCGTCCGTCGTGAACGCGACCACGTTCCCATCCATGTACGCGAGCCCGGTACACGGTGCCGGGAGCTGCACCTGGTGCGAGAAATCGTCGGTGCACTGAATCGGCTCACCGGGCACGATCACCTTTGAACACTGGATGATGTTCGCGTCCCAAAGCCCGCCGAACCACATACGATCCTCTGACTTGCACGTGAACCGGCAACTCGGCGCAAGCGTGTCGTCGAGCACGCCGCCATCCGTGTAGAGGAACCCGTTTTGCGCGATGTTGTCGTCTGACTCGAAATCGATGAACGTGATGAGTCCCGAGCTCTGGTCGAACGCTACCGCCGTCGTCGCGCACTCGTGGTATTCGGTGCCGCCCGCGACGGTCCGGTAAATCTTCAAGCAGACGCGCAGTCTCGTGTTCGAAGACTGTCGCTGCGTGATGTCGGTCGTGCTGATGACTAGCGTGGCCGAGACGTGTGAGGCGTCGCTCGTCGACGAAACCGGAGCGGACGGGGCAGACTGATGACGGCGCCCGTACATGTCGACCCATTCGAATGTGACCCGCCAACTGCGCGTTCCGATTGCCTGGAACCCGGCGCCCGTGTTGCTCTTGGTGATCGAAAAGATGATCGGCGCGTGCGGGAAACCAATCTCGGAAGCGCCGCCAGCAAAGGCGCCGGCGTTTCCCGAGGTGCTAGCGTTGTCGATCGTCGAGACTGATTGCCCCCAAAACTCGACGGGCTGCCCGGCAACCGTCGTCGTCACACCGAAGCGCGTGGTCTGGCGATGTGGCTCCTGGTCGGCAGTCGTGTATTCGTACACGTCGATTTTTGAGATGGCCTGCAATCCGTAGAACTGTTGAATAAGCGTGGGCAGAGCGAAGTAGTTCCGCGGGACACCTCCTGCTAGCGGCACCGCGATCGTCGAGAAAAAGGCGTAGTCAGAGACAATGTCCTGCGGCGGCATCGGCGTATTTGGCCCGGACAACTCTATAGTCGGCGTGGCTTTCAGCGTCTCATCGGCGAACCGAAGCAATACCGCTCGAGTCAGCAGCTGATTGCTAGCCAATATACCCGTCGTGGAATTGATGATGCACCAGACCCGGTTGAAATTGTCCGGCTTCGAGATCGGTACGACGTGCCAGCAGGCAACCGGTGTCGTCGGCGCAGTCGCGCTCCCAAATGCAGCGCCGACCCATGTCGCCGCGGTGTTGGCCCCACCGATGAGCAGCTGCTTGAAGCAGTAGAAAGCCTTCTTCGTCGTGTTCGCCGCAACGCCTCGATAGCGACCGAACATCGGAGGCCCAAGGAATAGCCCAGTTTTCAGGATCGTAGCGGCCTTAACCGCGGTGATCGATCCCAACCCAGGGATTGACCATACGGAGTATTTCACGTTGCCAGTCGCTACCGGATCATCATAGAACCCGACCCATAGCTGCTGCTGAGCGGGGTCGGCCCAAAGCGTTAGCGGCACCTCTCCTGTACACGCGAACGTCGTGGTTCCGGAAGCCGTAGTTCCACTGATTTCGATGAGCGTAACGACCGCCGCTGCAGTCTGGAGAGCCAGATGCCACCTGGTCTGCGAGTCGAAAGCTGACACATCCCAAAACGCCGTGGCGGAAGATAGCCCACCAATCGCAGTCACCGCTGGCGTCGATACCGTGCCAGCCGATATCGTAAAATCCAGGATAGAGAGGATGGTGCCAACTTGTTGGATCAGATAGATCGTGTCGCCCTGCGCAACGAGCCTGGCCCGCGTGCGAACAGCTACGTCCCCATTCAGGTAGTAGATGCGGACACCGTTCGGGTCCTCGATGTAAAAGTGGAGGTTTCCAGCGAACGTGAGCGCACAGACTCCGATGTACCCCGACTGTGTCACAACGGAATCCGGCGGAGTCCTCCCGAATCCGTTGCCGATACCGACAAAACCCATCGTGTCATCGACGGCCAGCCCGTACCGCTTCCGCACCGGCAAGCATGTCGAGAATCGACCCTGGAACTGCCACACAGTAGAGAACGCAAAGGCGTCGCCGTAGCTGTTTCCGACCATGAGCGAGGCCTGCACTTGGCACGCAAAGCACGGCGCCTCGCGATTCGTGCCGCTCGTGTCACCAGCAAGCGCATGCGTCGGGCTATTCGCAGTCGTGAGGCTCAGCGCGGTCGTCCCCGGGCGCTTCTCGAGCACGCCATTGCCTGATGTGCGGCAGTTCTGCACGAGGTCGAACGTTCCGGTCGGCGCTAGCCGCGTCGATACACTCTGATTCATCCCGACTGTCATCGGAATGTGGATCAGCTTGTCCTCAGTGGAGCGCATCAGCCGCCCCAGTCCACAGCAAGCGGCTGCGTCGAGTAGTAGTTTGCCCCGTCGAAGAAAACGCTGTAAAGCCCTGGCAGAGCCGGGAGCAGCTGCTTCGTGCGCCCGTTCAGCAGTGCCCCGACACCGCGAATCGAGCAGCTACCGGTGTTCGTCTCGCGCTTGATGTAGAGGATTTTTCCGCCGTTTTGAACGTCGACCTGGGGAAGCTGCAAAACAAGTGAGTCGCCGGCGCGCAGCGACACCCGCGTCACGCAGCCAAATGCCAGGATGCCCACTGGCGCCGCGGTTGGCGCGGGCAGTGTCGTCTTGGGCACGTCCTGTGTGTACCGGTAAAACCCTTGCGCAAACCGCTCCAAATCGCGCTTGAGCGCGACGGGGTCGCTCGGGGTGAATACCTGAGGGATGTCGACTTTTGCTCCCATTGTCGGCTCATGGAGGCGGGAGATGTCGGTTGCGGCGCCAGTTGTCGAAGGCTCCGCGGTCGCCCATCGAGTCCCGGGCTACGGTCGCGCCGCCCGCGCTGGTCACGCGCGTCGCGTTGCGCAGGATGTCTGCCCAGAGCTCGTTCTTGTATGCGCTCGCCGTTTGGAAAGCCGTCATGTACTGGTCGCGCACGATGAGCCTGGCGACCACGTCCCAGACGATGAAATCCTCCCAGCCCGCCACGCCGTCGAACGTGTCACCGTCGGCGGACAGGTCAGCGAGCACGGGCAGGTACCAGGCGACGTACGGGTACGCATGGTTCGGCGCGGGCAGGATCGCCAGCTTGCGCGTGTTGATGTGCGCCCACGCGCGCGGCTCGCCGGTGACTACGGACCCGCCGTAATCCGTGCGAGAGGCAAAAGGAACATGCGAGATGCTCTTGATGATGTTGCCGTTCAGTGTGACATCGACGCCGTACGTCCGGACGATGCTCGGGGATACGGCAGACAGGTCGAGTACGTAGAACGGGTACGGGCTCGTCGCGCCAATGCCAAGCGTCCCATTCGTCGAAACCAGGTAGTGCTGCGCGCCTTCGCTGGACAGCTTTTCGCGAAACCGCTGAATCGACTGGTTGATGAATCGATTCAGTATCGCCGTCGTGTACCGGGCCGTGCCTCCCACAATATCCGCTTGGGCAGCGATGTCCGTACGGAGTTGTAGGAGGGTTACGGTCCGGCTCACTCAGGTCTCACTTCACTTCGGCTTGCCGCCAAAAATCATCGCCAGCGTGGCCTTGTGCTTGTCGTCGCTCGCGCCCGCGTCGTCGGCATCGGACCCGCCCATGCAGAGCTTGATGAGTGCCTTCAGTGCGTCGACCCGCTCGGGAGTCCAGTCCTCGTCGGGAAAGGCCTCCTTCGCGGCTTGCATGTACTCGGACGATTCCTCGCCCGAGCTTTCCGCCTCGTCGCCGCCGCCATCGTAATGCAGTCCGTCGCCAGCCATGGGATCAGAAGTTCCCGTAGGGGTTGACGTAGAACTGCAGCTTGACCTGCGTTCCCGTTGGCGGATTGATGAGCTGCCCGAACCCAGACGCCGCGCCGGTTTGATTCGGCGATTCGTTGAACAGGTGCATCACGGCGACACCGCTCTTTGCGTTGTGCGACACGATGTTGGCCTGGAAGTACATGCCCGACGGGGCCTGCACGGTCGGGATGATGTCGGCCTCGACGCACGAGGGGTGCTGAATCGTGTACACCCCCGTCGCCGTGCGCGTGGCCGTCGTGTTGGGCACACCGTACATCGTCGAGACGAGTCCGGTCTGCCCTTGGAAAAACATGCGTTCCAGCCCCAGGAATGCGCCCTCACCGCGAGGGCCCACCATGTTGAGCGGGAACTGTCCGTTTTGATCAAATCCAGCCGGCATCGGAGCTCCTTAGACCAGCGAGATGCGACCCGAGTTTTTCGGCGCGCGGCAAGCCAGCAGGGGGTAGGACAGGAGTCGGAACTCGTAGTCCGTGGAGGTGGCGCGACGGAGAATCTCGAGCCCGTCACCGGTTTGCGGGTGAAGCAGCTCGCCCATGGAAGAAATCCACCAGTCTTCCATGCGCAGCGCGAAGAAGTTCCCGCGCGGCACGTGGCGGTCGGTGTAAATCGGGATCCGACCGGCCGCGGTCATGATGTCGATCTTCATGAAGCCGAACTGCGTCGAGTCGTCTTCGAGCGCGCGGAGGCCGCGTGCCTGCATGAGCGTCTCGAGCACCTGGAAGTCCTCGGGGTTCATCCAGCCGGCAGTGGGGGCCTTCGCCTTGAAGCGACCCGTCATCTGCGCGAGCAGAATCTTGATGCGCTCTTCGAACGTCTTGCCGAGCACGCTGGCCGCAGCAACGCGGCAGCCGGCGAACCGTTGCGGGTCCGTCGCGCGCGTCGCGGCAGACACACCCCAAAGCGCGGGCGGCGCATCGGTCGACGTGATGAACGCCTGAACTCCCTTGATGATGGTGATGCCCTGGTCGCCGAAGAAGTCCGACTGACGAAACAGGAAGTCGTTCGCGGTGAGCGACGTGATGCCGGCTACGGTGTTCAGCGTGATGAGACCGAGCCCGCGATTGACGGCCGAGACCGTTGCGGAGCCCACGCGCTGAGTGTGCGTCGGGTCGGAACCATCGTTGCCGGACGCGGTCACGACCATGCCGACTTCGAACTGGCTCACCGACTCCGGTGCTACCAGGACGATGTCGTTTGTGTTCTGGATGACACCGACCTGGCCGATCGCCTGCCCGCCGTTGCCCCAGGAGTAGATCGAAAGGTTTTCGCCGGCCGTCTCGTAGAGGCCGTCGATTTCCACCTTTTTGTTCTCGAGGTACGCGCCTTGATTCGTGCGCGAAGCCTGCAGAACCTTGTCGCCGATTTGCACGACGCCGAAGTAGTCGCCAGCCACGATGCCGAAAACGGAAGCCGCGACGTTGTTCGCGTTCGT